CACGGCAGGTTTCTGCGCGTTTATAGGAAGGAATAACAACGGTATAGTCCATTGTTCTTCTGATTATAAAGCATACTTCAAATCGCCCATACCTGACTCCACGATAAAGAAGTTTATATTTTCCACATAGCAATTTATGCTATATACGTACGTAGTATTTGGGGGCAGAGGGTATACTTGTAGGTCTATCTGGAATTTACGAATCACACTGCTATTGACGGACCCTGAGGGCTGGTTCGTAGGGCTATGGAGTTCAAACGAATACACGGGTATTCTTCGATTCGCGCCACCGTCCAATGCTCTCCACGACGTGAGGTTTGTGTAAAAGGAGGTTGGCTTGGATTCCTGGAGTTCATTGCCATTCGCCAGAATACGCAGGGCGCGGATAATATCTATCTGCCCCGCGGGGACAACAAGGCCCGTGGCATTTTCCATCTCCACGAAAGGACTGTTGCTCGGGACATTTGTCGGTATCTTCGGCCTCGTAGGCCAGTTCCACCAATTTGTGAAATTGTACGCATTGTTGCGGTATATGAGGGAATCAGAACGCCTCGGAAGCATTAAGATGCGCGTGATAGGATTGTGAACATCGAGTAAAAGGAGTTGGTTGGATAGGATCTCAGGGAATGAGACGCGAGTGATCTGTCGTATCAAGTACACAAGAGGCGTCGTGGCAAATATCTTTTGCTCGGACTCTGGGAGAAATACATAGGTCGTGTGTAAGGTCGGATTATAGGACCACGTATTCAGTGGAGGGACTGTCTGACCAATGTCCGTGAAGAAGTTGCGGATCTCGTGGTCGTCATTGGCGACTGGAGTATACTCGGGAATATTTCTCTGTATACTCGCGTTGTCAGCCGAGGGGGTCACGCGGAAACCGGGGGCCATGCGATTGCCTGAGGCGTCCATGAGGGTGTAGAGTTGTTGGGCCGGGTTCAGATTAATCGTGATATCGACCGTGTAGTACTGTAGACCTATGAGGGGGAGCGCAGAACCTTCTTCGGTGAACCAGAAGGGCAGGGGTACATGGACCGTGTACGCAGGGATGGAGGGGACATTCGTTTGTGCTCCAGGGGGCAGGGTCTCATCTTGATAGACCGTGGGGTATTCACCGCCCGTGACCGTGGGATTGCCGTAGAGACCATTCGCCGGGTCATATAGTTCTGGCACATCGCCCACGAGTTGTTGCCATTTCTCGAACTTGTCCTTCGGATAGTCAATGAGTGCCCTGGACATCAGATACTCGCCGGTGAATTCCTGGATCTTGTTCGGACCACAGGTGATATAGACGGACTGAATGGCCGCCGCGCCTAGATAACGGACCCACTGGAACTGTGTCTGAGTAGCCGGGCCGTTTACGAAATCTGTGGGGCGGAATTTACTGTAGATCGCTGGAATCTCAAAGGAGAAATACATGTCGCTCACGAGGTCGCCGACACGATCTACGCGCGCTTTTATCTGGACTGTCTGGTCATACGGATAATCCGTAATACCGTCCATTTTCTTGGACACAGTTTCCTGGGAAAAGTGCGTATACTTCTTGAACGCCTTGTAAAAATAGGTCATATCGGGGTTGCCCGATAGGATCACATTTTGAGCGCCGTAGGCGACAAGAGCTACTAATCCACCGCCCGGCATTCTCTTCTGACTGTGTCACAAGAGATTTAGGCTCTCTGGTTGGTCCACCAACTGTCAATCAGATAGGGAGGCGTGTCCATATTTGTCAGGTCAAACTTGGGACTGGGTCCAATGGCCATCATTGCTTGTATCTCGGAGTACGTGATGGCATAGCCGAAATAATACATGTTACTTATGTATCCTGAGAATTTGCCACTAATGGTCATGTTTTCTCCTGGAGATACGCCCATTTGCTTTGAGGTATTTCCTCCACTGGAATTGTCAAAGAGTTGGGCCGTGAGAATTTGGCCGGAGCCGGCCACACTGTTCGGGAATAGAACCAGGGGCTGGTAGTTCTGGTAGGGGAGTGTACCCTTGAAGCTCGCCTTCTTCGTAAGGTTGCCATTCACATAGACCTCCAAGGCGTTCTTGCGCATCACTAGCGCAAGGTGGAACCACTTGCCGAAGGTGATCTGTTCTACATCCACGTGATTGAACCATGACTCGTAGCTGTTCATTACGATTCTTAGAGTGGGCGCCGCATTTGTGGCATTGGTGGCACTTACAAATACACCGGGGCCTAGAAGAGGAAAGGGAGTGGTTTCATAGCCCTTGTAAAAGATGGTCTTGAATGTATTCGTGCCATCGTCTGAGTCGGGGTGTATGTAGATGAACGTGGTATAAGAAAACTCTATGCCCGTCAGTTGATTCTCGGAGAGGAGGAGGGGCAAATACGTGGAGCTACCTGACATATTGGGATCCTGTATGATGGTTTTCTGGCCCGAGGAAGAATTGGATGTGACCGTTAAAATAGGCACCTTCACTGCCGAATAACCCATCCATAGCTTATACACCTGCTCACAGCACATGAACAGTATGTAGATTACCGCTGTAATTATCAATACAAGGACAATCTGAGGGAATACTTCTGTACTTGCAAAGTCCATTCTAACAATCTATAGCTATTTTACCGAACGGTTATGAAGTTATGAACTTACGAAGGACAAGAATCATAAGGATTCAACGAATTTAGGCTGTCTCCTTTGACTGTTAAAGTAAGGGTGAAATAACTGGATAACCAGTTACTTAAACTGAAAGGCCCGCCGGGCCCTGTCTGATACGTTCTCCAAACTTCTTCCGGGCTCAGGGCGTATTGGTAGTAGTTTATCGAGGAGAAATATCCCTTCAGCTTATCGTCGTTGTCCAAGCCTAAATACGCCGTAGCGGTTCCATTTCCTCCTAGATATCCCGCCTTGTATACACATGATCGGGCAAGTTTACCGTCAATGTATACATCTAGGGTGCGACCATTCGCCACGGTCGACACGAGTACCCAGCGCTGATACTCAATACCATTCACAATGTCGCAGCGGTCGTTGCCGGTGTATTTAGAGCCGGAGTTATAGGAAGAAATTAGGGTAGAAAGCGGGTATTTCGTGGAGGGGCTCGTGCCATCTGCCTGGTCCAGTGTGTTATCAATCGAGTTTTCGCCGTCCATTGTGCTCTGACGTACGACAAGGGCCGCGTTCTTCGGATTGAGGCCAATGTAGAGAAGGGTCTTTCCCCTGTTCGTCTTTGTTGTATTGAACCGGGTTGTTTCGCCGGAGTTAATCTCCAGTAGATTGCAGAGTCTGCTCTGAGATCCCGCAGAACTCTTGCTGTCGATTACGTATACCCACATCGATGTAGAATACTGTCCAGCATTCGTGAATCCTGTGAGAAGCTGTGAGGCTACATATGATTGGCCATCTTTTGTCTTCTTCAAATATACGTTCTGATTGTCTTTCATAACTGTGCCCATGGGCATATTGTACCCGCCAATTTGTGTTATAATGGCCGTATCCTTCTTAGAGAAGAGCCAGTTATACAGTGCGTATAATAAGTAGAGCACGACAATAACTATGATAAAGCCGATGAGATTGGAACCATATCCTCCACCACGCATTCTGTAATGCGTCTAGGAATAATTTGTTTGATACACCATAAATTGATTCGGGGGTTTTACATCAGGAAGGCCGGTGCAATTTCCGAAAAAGCATTTCGGGAGAACGAACGCCGACCAGGGAAGGGGGTCATTAATATAGGGTATCCCGCGTGTATCCAAAATGGTATGGGCATCTGCCTGTACCTCAGGAGCATATGATGCGCCATTGGTACCTTTGAACATGCCAATCAAACCACCCCACTTCTTATTTCCTACCGTAATATTCTGGCTGCCAGAGTCGGGATTTAAAGGGGGGTACGTAGTCATTTTACTTATTTGGAGTTTCGCCCCATAGTATACATCAAAACGCCGTCCTTCTTTTACAATCGTAATCATCGTCCATTTTTGTAGGGGTATTGTCGGAAGGGGTATTGCCTCCATGTAATGTTGGCCAGAATCTAGGCCAGTGCGAATTTTGAGAAGCGCCGGTACGTAGGGCTTGTCGTTCTGGTTTGTATAGCCTGACGCCCAGAGTTGTACATATTCCCCTATGGAAAGCAATTTGGACATGTGTCCAGAGTCAGATGAATCTAGAGCGCATCTGCCACAATCAGTGCCCATACATTTACAGGGTCTATACGAATAATTGGCACAGTCGGGAGCAAATTTTTCCGGGGCTTCTGCCTTGTGATCTATACAATCGACCGTCATGACCGTCTTTGGGGAAGCGTCCACGTAAATCGCGAAACGCAGTGTACACGGCGCCAATGTCCATGTGAAATCTGTCGGGGTTAGGACAGTTGTTCCAGGTACGGAAAGGTCATAGGTTTGTTTTGGACCCTGATACTGTGTCTTGATGTACCTTCCATAACGCAATGACAGATATAGAATTAATAATAGTGCTCCTACAAATAGAAAAACTTCTAGGAACATTCTAATGGTGTATGTGACTAATTTAAAAGGCCAGTTACAGTATTCGCAACTGCCTTAGACGCAGCCACTATCGAGGAACTGTCGCTAGAGCACGGAGTTGCTGCGTCGGGACTTAGGCCAAAATCCTTGTCAAGCGCCAGAGCAGGGCGCGCAGAAATAACTTCTTTGTATGTGATTGGCCTGGACCATAGATGGAAATTCTGTACGTATATACTGTGCCTCGGGTTATTTGTCCATTCTGGAGAAGAATAAAAGAGTTGCATGCCCGAAGTACCGTCAGAAGGCATGGCGATGGATTCAGGCACAAGGCGCTGGAATACTTGTTTACTGTTCAAGTATGTCGTAAACATCTTGTCTTCCACGACGAGAGTAATACGGAATGGAGTATATAAAGGAATATTTTTGATAGGGGCAGTATTGTATTGTTTTGAACCGGAGAAAAAGGTGATGACCAAGTCATTCGTGTCTGTCAAGTACATGATCATAGATGATCGTTTTTTCATATAATTGATGAAGGAATCGCCGGTGAACGTGGCGTCTATTTTAGAAGGGGCTGGTATAGGTGCGCCGGCCTTGTATAAAATGAGACGCGTGCTGGCATTTGACGTGGCCAACTCTCTGACATATAAGTCGATGCCGAAAGAAAACATCTTTATGTAGGAAGTCCCATAGAGTTTATCATCTTTCTTAGGAACAGGATCCGAAAATGCGGGTTGTGTCTTGTCTTTCCAGTAAACAAGGTCATTTGTTATACCGGGGACGGGTATCACTCCAGGAGAACCGGGGTAGAAACTGAAGATAGGTGTTACTGTATAATTTATAACCACGAGCACTAGGAATAGTAGAAACGAGTAAAGAGTAAAATAGTATGATACCCGTATCCAATATGCGCTTGTGGATTCCGAGGTGCTGTTTGAATATTTAGTGGTTCCAGAAGAAGAAAATAAGGAGGTAAAGGGGTTGGTAGCCACGGCCGCGGTGGCCGTGGAAGAAAACCAGGGCGCGGAGGGTTTGGCGGCGGTGGCAGTCGTGGAAGAAAACCAGGGGGCCGAGGGTTTGGCGGCCGCGGTGGCCGTCGTCGAAGAAAACCAGGGCGCGGAGGGTTTGGAGGTGGCGGCGGCAGTCGTGGAAAACGGCCACCCAGAACTTATTACAGGTTTCGCAGGAGCAGCGGCGGCCAAAAGAGGTCGTTG